CATACCATATGTGTCTCCTGTTGACAATCGAATTCATAGATACTATCCAGACTATCTTATTAAAGTCAAAGAAAAAGACGGAAGAGTAAAGACATATGTGGTTGAAGTTAAACCAAAAAAACAAACTGTTCCTCCACAAAAAAAGTCAAGAGTGACTAAATCATATTTGCACGAATGCAAAACTTATGCAGTGAATCAAGCAAAGTGGAAAGCAGCAGATGAATTTTGCAAAGACAATCGTATTGAGTTTCGTATTATCACCGAAGAAGAGTTAGGTATCCGCTAATGGCAGAAGGTTTTGGTCAGTATGTAGGAACAGGAACTGCAAGAACCAAAGAACTTCAAAAGAGAATTGTGGATAATGATATCACAAATCCAGAAGATATCATGATGTTAATTATGGAAATCTTCAAAGAAGAAGTATTATATCCAGAACCAGGGAAATTTTATACGTTTCTTTATAAACCGAAAACTCCAGACATTGAATATGATCAACATCCACTGATTGCTTGCACTGCATTAGAACGTTGGGGATTCAAAGGAATGAATTTTCACTGGAGACAAGGAAGACAATACACTTGGGAAGAAGTGATTGGTAAATTACACGTTGTTAAATACAATGAACTTGATGAGTTGGTTGCTTTGCAGTATGGAAAGTTCCGTCTAAATAAATAAAAACTCCTTATAAATGTCTCATACTCTACAAAAAATTGAGATTCTCAATCCTCTTTTAGTTGAGGAGGAGTTCTGATGGCAACTAAAACAATTACTAGTGAACCATTTAAACTTAATTTGCCAGGAGCAACAAGACCCCTTAATTTTAAGACAGAAACAATATTTGAATCAGACGTAAACGGTAATCCAGTAGCAGGGACTCAAAAAACAAATCTTAATTATCAAGTCACACCTGGAGGAATATTTCAGACTGTAGCAACATCAACAGAGGGTGGTAAGGCTGGCAGTTGGACTCTCAAAAATGCAGCAAATTCCAATACCCCTATATTAGGTGAAACAGCAATTCGTTCATTACAAACTCCAAATGGGGTGTTAAATCAAGAGACACAAAAGTCAATCATAACGACAGCAACTAAATCTGGAATTTCTAAAGCATATCAAAAACCATTAGCAGACAAATTAGGGAATACTGCAACAACACCCAGCGCAGAAAATGGAACTGCTCCAGTAAATTTGCAAATAGAGGGGACAGGAAAACAAAGTGGATTTGGTAATCATGTTTATCCAATAGATATTGGAAAGTCAAAACAAGACAAGATTAAATTCAGTATGCTGAAGTATGCCCCACGTCAGTTTCAAAGTACAAAAGGTCTTGGTGGACTTGCAGAAAGAGAATCCATTGGCAAAAGAATTTTAGGTTCTGTAATACTACCTGTTCCATCTGGAATCTCAGAGTCAAATGCATCTGGTTGGGGAGAAGATAGATTAAACCCCGCAGAGGCTTTGGCTGCAAACATTGCTCTCACCTCAATGTCTAAAGGTCTTGGAGCAGGTGCAGATGAAACTTCGAGTGCTTTAAAATCTATTAGTGAAAATAAAAGCGATGCACAAGCTGCAATTATTGGTAGTATAGCAGAAGCAGCAACAGGAGTCACAGGTTTACTCTCCAGAACACAAGGAGCAGTTATCAATCCTAACTTGGAATTAATATTCCAAGGTCCAAGTTTAAGACCATTTACTTTTACATTTAAAATGTCAGCAAGAAGTGATAAAGAAGCAAAGGAAATTATTAAAATCATAAGATTTTTTAAACAAGGAATGTCTCCTCAAAAATCATCATCAAACTTGTTTATAAAAACTCCACACACTTTTAAAATTCAATATCTTTTTGGTAGAGACAATAAAGATCATCCATTTATTGGTCAAATTAAAGAATGTGCTCTTCAGAATTTTGTTGTTAATTACACTCCAGAAGGACAGTATGCAACATTCTATGATGGTCCGATGGTTTCCTACGAAATACAAATGACTCTTCAAGAACTTGAACCAGTATTTAATGAAGATTATGGCGATAATTTTCCAAGTAACTTATTATTCAAAGAATCAAAATGACAAATCCATATTTCCGCAACCTACCTAACTTTGAATATGTCAATCGCACAAATGATGCGATCAATATATCAGACTATACGAATGTCAAGAATTTATTTAAGAAAGGAAAATTAAGAAAAGACATTTTCCAAGACACAACTTTCTTCGAGAAGTATCAGATCAAAGGAGATGATCGTCCAGACAATGTGGCGAACGAAGTTTATGCAGATCCAACTTTAGATTGGGTAGTTTTACTTTCAAATAATATTATCAATATTCAATCAGAATGGCCAATGACTCAAGCAGGGTTTGATACATATCTGTTAGATAAGTATGGTGATTATGATACTCTATACAACGGAATTCATCATTACGAATCAAGCGAAGTTAAAAACAGTCAGGGAGTTATTATTTTTCCAAAAGGAGTTCGTGTAAGTGCTGCTCAAAGCGTAAGTTATTATGATTATTACAGTGATGAACAATTCACTTTTGATAACATCTCAAATCCCGTCACAAATTATGAGCATGAAGAGAAGTTAAACAATGACAAAAGAAATATTTTTGTTCTGAAAGGAGGATATCTAAATGTTGTATTTGATGATCTGGAAGAAATGATGGCATATAAAGAAGGTTCCACTCAGTATGTGAGTGAAACCTTGAAACGTGCAGATAATATTAGACTCTACGAATAATCAACTCTCAGCAAGTTTTTGGAAATAACTGAGAGCATCATCCTCATCTTCATCCGCTTCTTTGTTAACAACAGGAAGTGAAGGAGACTTGGAGCGAGCATAAGATTGCTCAAGTTCTTCTACAACTTTTTCTTCTACAGAAGAGGTTTGCACATACCCTTCGTACTCATCTTCCTGCTCAAGCACATCGCGTGATTGTACTGCAGCAGTCTTCTGCCCAAGGACATACTTGAGACGCTTTTCAAGATCATCATAAGACTTGAATTGATCAGGAGCAGTTACTGCAGACAGAGAGTATTCTTTCTTCCACAGTGCTTCGAGAGCGTCGTCATCATCCAGCAGAGGAGAAACACGATCAAACTCAGATTTGTCGTAGTTCCAATAACCGTCTTTCTTCACAATCTTCAGTTTGAAGTTTGCACCTTGCCAGAAGTCAAAAGGATTGATAGGAGTTTCATCCTCAAACTCAGGTTGCATTGCTTCCATAATCTTGTCAAAGATTTTCTTACCATACTTGAACAGGAAAACTTTACCCTCATTTTGAGGATTGACAGGATCCTTTACAACATAAATGTTGGAATAGTAAGACAGTTTGCGCTTCTGCTTACGAACAGTTTCTTTATCTTTATCGCTACCACTGTTCCAGAGTTCACGATTGTGTTCCGAAACAGGATCTTTCTGACCAACAGTAGTCAGTGAGTTTTCAATGTACCATCCACCAGGACCTTGGAAAGCATGAGAATACATTTTTGCCCAAGGAAGTTCTTCACCTTCGGGTGCAGGCAGGAAACGAACCACTGCAAAACCGTTGCCAGTTTTATCCAGTTCAGGTTTCCAGAGACGGTCATCATCACTACCGCCTGTAGTATTCATCTTCTCCACTTCTTTTACCAGTTTAGAAGTGAGCGAACCAAGTTTGGATTGTTTTTTAAGGTCTGAAAAAGACATTAGATTACCTCAGATTAAATGGATTTGGCTTTTGTGTACTTCGTTATTCTACAGGTCGGAACCTGTTTTGTCAATCTGCTTTTTCATCACTTCCAACATCTGTGTCATATTGTTGAAGATGATATTCATATCAACTCCATATGGAAGTCCCATCATTTGAGCAGACTTAGCAATTCGTTCTTTCATATCTTGTGCTTCAGGATCATCAGATAAACTCATGCGAGTGTAAAGAACCTTCTGCTTGTTCAAGAGTTTTTCAAGAAGATTAACGTGACGAATTTTATCCTCTTTTGTCATTGATGGAAATTTAAAGACACTGCCATAAATTTCCTCTTGCAGTTCAGAGATTTCAGTCATCTCTGCGCGAACAATATCAGAGTCAAAAAAAGTCATGCGTCTCCTAAAATAAGTTCTTTCAAGATTTTACGATAACGAAATACATCAATATTTAGAAATGGATTATACTTTCTAATTTTACGACTGACGGTTTGCCACACCGGGTCTTGAAGTTTTTTATCAAAATTTTTACCGAACAGGAATATTCTATCATAAATGACTAGTGTTTCCAGGCTAATTTTACCGCTCAGGAAATTTTTCAAGATTGGTGGATGTCCTTTAGAGCAATCAAAGACATCATCAAATTTATTTTCGGTAAAGAGAGTTTCTGATTCTTGCTTAAAGACATAAGAAAGAGACTGGATTTTTCTTTGCCAGTTTTGATATCTGCTTTCTCCTTCTTTAATCATCTCACCAATCCAAAGAGTTTCTGGATCAGGACATGAGACAAAATTAGCAACAAAAAATTCTACAACTTCTTTGTCTGTCTTTTGTCTTGATACTTTTTCAAACCACATTCTGTCTTTACGTTTGTAGAAAGACTGAAGTGTTGCTCTGCTTTTTCCACAATACTTATGGTAATCATAAGAATCTTTTGTAAAGTGATTCTTTAAAGACAAATAACATTTATAAGTATCAAAAGGTGCCATTAAAAAACAAGTTTTGCGCGAGAAGTCTTTTTCAAGAAGTTTAGTTCCATTGCTTCATACTTAATTTTTTCTTTCAATGGTTTTGAAATTAGTTTAGGAACTGATTCAATATCAATATTATTCATCTCGCAAAAGTGAATAATCGCGTCGATATAACTCATATCTTGATTCTTATGAACAAGAGATTCAATCTCTTGAGCAAATCTCGATGGGCAGAAGAACTTATTTTCTAGAACCTTTTCTAATTCATTCTCCATCTGACCTAGTATTGTGATGTACAAATTCTTTTATGTAACGAACTAATAGTTTAATATACTCGTCTTTGTTTCTTTTGTCAAATATTTTGACTTCTCCACCAGGAGTTACCATAATTGTGATTAATTTGACAGGAGCAATTTTGGTAAGTTCGTAATACGCAGCAGCGTAAAACATTTCCTGAACGAAATAATTTTCAAGCCATTCTTCGGGTTTAATTTTTTCAGATGTCTTAAAGTCTATAACTGCAAGTTCGCCTTCGTATTCTGCAATGCAATCTACTCTACCAGCAATTCCCAAATACTCAGAATAAAGAGTTCTTTCAATTGCATGAATATTATTTATCTTATCAAGATATGGTTTTGCATGATGAAACATGAACTTGGTAAGAGGTTGATAGTTCTCCCAGCTCAATTTTTTATTCTCAAGATAGTCTTGACAAACTAGGTGAAAGTCAGTTCCTCTTGCTGTTGCTTTTCTTGTAATACGATTCGCTTCTTCAATACCAACTCGTTTTCTCCAGTCAGCAAAGATTTGGCGATTGTAGAAAGATGTTACAGACGTAATCGATGGCACCCACTGACCATCAGGAAGATTGTACAGACGGATGCCATTTGTTTCTTTCTTTTCTAATTCAAGTTCACCTAAAAAATTATGATGAATAAAACTCATACTCCAACTTCCATTTTAGCCAAGATGTATTCTTTCACTAATCCAGAGCGGACAATATCATCAACTCCAAATTCAATAATATCGATTGATGGCATAATGCGAAGAACTTTCATAAAATCAATGATGCCATTTTTCTCATTCATTTTAATTAGATCAGATTGTGTGGCATCACCACAGAACATGATCTTTGAATCTTCACCTACTCGTGTAATTATACTATCAAGTTCATGATAATTCAAGTTCTGAAATTCGTCTACAATAATGATTGACTTATCAAGAGTTGTACCACGAATAAATGATGTACTCCAAAAACTAATTGTTCCTTGTAATTTAAGATTGCCATAAAGCATTTCAAAAGATGCATCATCTGGCATTTGGAACATATACTTCACCATATTCTTATATGGAATCTGATAAAGTGAAGATTTATCTTCATGGTCTCCAGGAAGAAATCCAATCTCACGAGTTGCAACCAAAGATCTTACGATGTAAATCTTTTCGTATGGTGTATTTTCATCCAGAACATCTTGAAGTGCATTATATAATGTGATAAATGTTTTGCCTGTTCCTGCACATCCATATGCAACAATGTTTTTTTCATTTGCATATGCTTCATAAAGAAGTTTTTGATTTTCAGTGAGAGGATCAATATCTCTCATTAAATCTAGATTGATCGGTTTCTTTCTTTTCATTTGTTTAACCGTCAATCCAACACCAATAGGTTGGTCAGTCGTTCTTTTTCTTCTTGCCATATGAATCAGATAGGTTTTACATTAGATCCAGGTGCCTTTGACACTTTATGCAGCACATCATTCCAACCTGGATGAGACTTTTTAAGTCTGTCATAGACTTCACCAAGTTCTCCAGAGGTTGGACAAGTTGATGGATCAGACCAGTCACGAGTCCAGTCAGGATTGTTTTTTTTCCATTGATCCCACTCGTGAACGCTTAACACCACCTCTTTTTGTTCACCAGTTTTTGTATGAATAACAGGGTACGTCGCCATAAAATTATGAATTCAAGATAATTTATTTAGATCCATTCAAGAGCTTCTGCAACTGTAGAAAATTGTTCGGAAAACACCTTCTTACATTCCAGAGCAATATCCATATGTTCTTTTTGAGTTCCGTTTGCTGAACGAAGATTAATGTAATGAATCCAGCTACGGCAAGATCCAGTCATATAGATGCGTGTAGGCGTCGCTAATGGCAGTACAAAGCGAGCACACTCTTTTGCTATGCCGTGAGCAAGAAGTTCCTTGTAGAGTTGCATAGAGTGTGCAAAATGATCTTGAATCTTACTCTGAAGACTCAGTTTCTCATACTCACCAATATCATCAATTGAGTTCTGGCGATTCTTAGTATCTTGGCGACGCAACTCTGGAACAGGAATGTAGTCACTCAATAAAGAACTATCTGCATAGCGTTGCGAAAATTCTTGAAATGTAAACGACCTATGTCGAAGCACTTGAGCTGCGATGCCACGAGTCGTCTCAATCTCAAGCGTCATAGAAGACTGCTCAAACACAGACCAATGATTATGCTTAATACAATAAGCAAGCAACTTGGCATAGTTTTCGTTGTCTTGATTCGCAGGATTGCTAACTCTAGCAATGTATGCCATTGTTTGTTCTGCATCAGGAGTAATGCTAATGAGTTTAACTGTCATTAAATTTCCTCAATCAGGGTATCCATCATCGTCTTCAAAGACTTCATCATAATCAGTGAGTGCTGTCTTAATACTTTCATAATCATAATTCATATAACTTTGAGTATCTGAATAGACTTCAGACTTCAAAGAATCAACAAGCAACTCTAGATTACGAACAATCAGTTTTAATCTATCTCTGTCCATAAAATTTAATTGTTTCACCTAATTTTAACACAAAAAAAGAGAGGTGTAAACCTCTCTTTGATCTTAAGCAACTTGTGGCTGCTTTGCCATATTCAGTTGTGCGTTATGAAGAAGTTTTTCCTTCTTCGCTTTGAGTTTAAGATAACGAACGAAGTAAGTGTTCATTTTGCACCTCCTTTGGATCTCTCCATAGAAAGTTTGTTTCCATTTTCATCAACGTAAAACATAGTACCACGATAGATTTCTACGTGTGGTTCAATTTTAAACGTTTGATTTGGACGTTCTGTGGTATCATATTCGACACCACGATATACAACTTTTGACATTAGGGTTCTCCTTAATTTTGAGGCTAAAGAGCGTTCCTTCAGTCGGCGTTTGCGTTCGCTATTTGCAAATAGCGAATGAACGATCCGTTCCGCGTCGGCTTACTTCCGTCCTATTAAGTTTTAGCACTTAAGTCTCACAACATCCTTTCGGAGTTCTGATAGCAATCGGTCTTCTTTTCTTTGGTCTACTACATCGTCGTTTTTAACGATGTCCATTAGTTCCCACGCTGCGTCACAACTTATCGTCACTTGATTTGATTTAGCAAGTTGAGGCATAGAGATAGAAAGAAGTGGAACCCATGCTAAAAGCAAAAGTGCTTTAGACATAGGATGAACGTTAGAGGATTATTATACCTCTATTCAACTTATATAGCAAGTTTTGTGTGTATTCCCTGATACAATTTGATCAACGCTCAATATAACTTAACGTATGATTCTCTGCATAAAGTTGTTGAATGATAATGTCGCAACCAATCTTTGGATTGCAATCTCCACAAGTATAAACGTCTACTGCAGCTTTACCTTCTTCTGGCCAAGTATGAATACTAATATGACTTTCAGATAACAAACACAACACAGTCACACCTTGGGGTTCAAACTTTTTTGAAATAGTCTGAACTACAGTTGCACCACTTGAAGATGCTGCATTTTCCAGCAAGTCTATGAGACAACGCTCATCATCTAAAAGAACAAACGAGCATCCATATAAATTAAGCAAATAATGTTTGCCCATTATTCAATAGGATTTTCCTCCGCTTCCTTTATGAGTGAACTTATAACCGTCTCTGTCTTATCTATCGTTTTAATTTGAAAGATATTTGACTTTGCATACTT